TGACAATGTTACAGCTGCAGAAATTCAATCTGCTGCTGATCAGGTTGCTAACTTCGTAATAGCTGCGAAAAACGCCGGCTATGTTAATAAGTTAATTAACAACGAAGGCTAATTCGACATTAGCGATAGTATTTGATATAAGATCTGTACTTTAGGAAAGCCTCATAATATGAGCCTGAAAGAAAAGAAAGTTGTACGTGAAAATCGTACAAGCGAACTAAAATTCGTGACAAACATTATGGTGGGGATCTTAACTGACCTCCACTATACTTTTCCTACCATTTCTCGTAAGAATTGGAATCGTGATCTAAAACACATTTCACATTTGAATGAGACTCGTGGTCTTGGGTTTTACACCCGCGACCTTCCTCTCCTCGATGACATCATCCTTGATGTTCTCGCGGGAGGACAAGCCAGTTTCTCAGGCCCTTTCGGGTCTGGCCATTCACCTAAGCTTTTTAGGGGATTATGGAGACTGGTCATTGACGAGTATGGTAACATTCTTGAAAGTGCAGATCCTACAGCAATATTTTATCTTCGTCAATTAGCATTGTTTGCCAAAAAGGCAAATATCACTCTTAAAAGTGATGCTTTAAACGAAAGGAAAATTAATGCCTACAGATCTATCGAAGAAAGTCTACATTCGCCATCAGAACGATGGTCTATGGATGACTTTTATGGTACTAGTACTTATGTTCCTAGCTGGGCTCTCCGTCTTGGCAATCGTGACATTGACTTATTCTGGTCAACGTCAGCAAATTGTCATGAACGGGCGTCCCGCTTTGAGCAGTTACTACGTACCGTCCAACGTGTCGGAGATTACTACAGCAAGCACCTCGACAAAATCGACGAGTGGCTCAGCTGTTGCTCCCTAACACGTAAAAACGGACATCTTCGAATTAAAAGGACTACTCCTTTTAAGCACGGACCTGGAGCTACAGCCAGTACTAGTCGATTCGTCGACAAGTACACTATCAAAGGGATTAATCCACCTTTGAAGAACTACTATCTAAGGCAGTCTGGAAATTGTGAAAATTTCGCAACCGCCTTAATAGAGTACTGTAGTCCCAATATTACCAATGAACGATCAAAAATCGTTCTGGTACCGAAAGATAGTCGAGGACCACGAGTTATCGCGGCCGAACCTATAATGAACCAATTGATGCAGCAGGGTGGTTACTCTTTTCTAAAAGAAAAGGTGATCCCCGATACTCCAGCTAGTAAGTCTATCGACTTTACAAACCAGGGTCTGTCTCGAGAGGCTGCGAAGGCAGGATCCGTAGATGGCGATATAGCCACTATAGATCTGTCCGACGCTAGTGATAGATTGTCACTACATTTTATAGAGAGACTATTTTCGGAG